CTGGTTTGGTAAATGTAAATAACAGTTAAGAGTCAGTGCTTCGGCACTGGCTTTTTATTTTGATTGAAATGAGGTGCATACATGGGATTACCTAATCCAAAAAACAGAAAACCTACAGCTAGTGAAGTAGTAGAGTGGGCGTTGTATATCGCTAAAAATAAAATAGCTATTGATGTACCTGGTTCTGGAATGGGAGCACAATGCTGGGATTTACCTAATTATTTACTCGATAAATATTGGGGGTTTAGAACATGGGGAAATGCTGATGCTATGGCTCAAAAATCCAATTATAGAGGTAGAGATTTCAAGATAATTAGAAATACAAAAGATTTTGTACCACAACCAGGCGACTGGGGTGTTTGGACTGGTGGTTGGGCAGGACATGTAAACATTGTAGTGGGACCATGCACAAAAGACTATTGGTATGGCGTAGATCAAAACTGGTATACAAATAACGCAACAGGAAGTCCACCTTATAAAATTAAACACTCTTATCATGATGGACCAGGTGGAGGGGTTAAATATTTTGTTAGACCACCATATCATCCAGACAAAACTACACCGGCACCTAAACCAGAAGATGATAGTGATGATAACGAAAAAAATAATAAAAAAGTTCCAATTTGGAAAGATGTAACAACTATAAAGTACACTATTTCTAGCCAAGAGGTTAATTATCCAGAATATATTTATCACTTTATAGTAGAAGGTAATCGACGACTCGAAAAACCTAAAGGAATAATGATTAGAAACGCACAAACGATGAGCTCGGTAGAAAGTTTATATAACAGTAGGAAGAAATACAAACAGGATGTAGAATATCCCCACTTTTATGTTGATAGACATAATATTTGGGCACCTAGAAGAGCTGTATTTGAAGTTCCTAATGAACCTGATTATATAGTTATAGACGTATGTGAAGATTATAGTGCGAGTAAAAATGAATTTATTTTTAATGAGATTCACGCAATGGTTGTAGCTGTAGATATGATGGCCAAATATGAGATACCTCTAAGTATTGAAAATTTAAAAGTAGACGACAGCATTTGGCGTTCAATGTTGGAACATGTTAATTGGAATATGATTGACAACGGTGTTCCTCCTAAAGATAAATACGAAGCATTAGAAAAGGCATTACTTAATATATTTAAAAACAGAGAAAAATTATTAAATTCTATAACTAAGCCAACAGTAACAAAATCTAGAATAAAAGTTATGGTAGATAATAAAAACGCTGATATAGCGAATGTAAGAGACTCGTCACCAACAGCCAACAATGGTTCGGCATCTAAACAACCGCAGATCATAACAGAAACGAGTCCTTATACATTCAAACAAGCACTGGATAAACAAATGGCAAGAGGTAACCCGAAAAAATCTAATGCTTGGGGTTGGGCTAACGCTACACGAGCACAAACGAGTTCAGCAATGAATGTTAAACGAATATGGGAAAGTAACACGCAGTGCTACCAAATGCTTAATTTAGGCAAGTATCAAGGTGTTTCAGTTAGCGCACTTAATAAGATACTTAAAGGTAAGGGAACATTGAATAATCAAGGTAAAGCGTTCGCAGAAGCTTGTAAAAAGCACAGCATTAATGAAATTTATTTAATCGCGCATGCTTTCTTAGAAAGTGGATATGGAACAAGTAACTTCGCTAACGGAAAAGATGGAGTATACAACTACTTCGGCATTGGTGCTTACGACAACAATCCTAACTACGCAATGACGTTTGCAAGGAATAAAGGTTGGACATCTCCAGCAAAAGCAATCATGGGCGGTGCTAGCTTCGTAAGAAAGGATTACATCAATAAAGGTCAAAACACATTGTACCGAATTAGATGGAATCCTAAGAATCCAGCTACCCACCAATACGCTACTGCTATAGAGTGGTGCCAACATCAAGCAAGTACAATCGCTAAGTTATATAAACAAATCGGCTTAAAAGGTATCTACTTCACAAGAGATAAATATAAATAAAGAGGTGTATAAATGTACAAAATAAAAGATGTTGAAACGAGAATAAAAAATGATGGTGTTGAATTAGGTGACATCGGCTGTCGATTTTACACTGAAGATGAAAATACAGCATCTATAAGAATAGGTATCAATGACAAACAAGGTCGTATCGATCTAAAAGCACATGGCTTAACACCTAGATTACATTTGTTTATGGAAGATGGCTCTATATTCAAAAATGAGCCCCTTATTATGGACGATGTTGTAAAAGGGTTCATTACCTACAAGATACCTAAAAAGGTTATCAAACACGCTGGTTATGTTCGTTGTAAGCTGTTTTTAGAGAAAGAAGAAGAAAAAATACATGTCGCGAACTTTTCTTTCAATATCGTTGATAGTGGCATTGAATCTGCTGTAGCAAAAGAAATCGATGTTAAATTGGTAGATGATGCTATTACGAGAATTTTAAAAGATAACGCGACAGATTTATTGAGCAAAGACTTTAAAGAGAAAATAGATAAAGATGTCATTTCTTACATCGAAAAGAATGAAAGTAGATTTAAAGGTGCGAAAGGTGATAAAGGCGAACCGGGACAACCTGGAGCAAAAGGTGAAGCAGGTAAAAAAGGAGAACAAGGCGCACCCGGTAAAAACGGTACTGTAGTATCAATCAATCCTGACACTAAAATGTGGCAAATTGATGGTAAAGATACAGATATCAAAGCAGAACCTGAGTTATTGGACAAAATCAATATCGCAAATGTTGAAGGGTTAGAAAATAAATTGCAAGAAGTTGAAAAAATCAAAGATACAACTCTCAACGACTCTAAAACGTATACGGATTCAAAAATTGCTGAACTAGTTGATAGCGCGCCTGAATCTATGAATACATTAAGAGAATTAGCAGAAGCAATACAAAACAACTCTATTTCAGAAAGTGTATTGCAACAGATTGGCTCAAAAGTTAGTACAGAAGATTTTGAGGGATTCAAGCAATCATTAAACAGTTTGTATGCAGATAAAAATCATAGTCATACAATCAAACAGATTGAAGGATTAGAAAATGCTTTATCAAAAAAATCAGACATAAATCACAGTCATGATGAACGTTATCTTTTATCATCAAATGCTTTTACAAAAGAGGAAGCAGATAAACTTTATCAACCTATCGGTTCTTCGCAGCCGTCACTGAATATTTGGACAGGCAGTGAAACAGAATATAATTATTTGTATCAAAAAGACCCTAATACACTTTATTTAATTAAGGGGTGATTTTTATGGAAGGTAATTTTAAAAATGTAAAGAAGCTTATTTACGAAGGCGAAGCATATACAAAAGTATATGCTGGAAATATCCAAATATGGAAAAAGCCTTCATCTTTTGTAATAAAACCCTTACCTAAAAATAAATATCCGGATAGCATAGAAGATTCAACAGCAAAATGGACAATAAATGGAGTTGAACCTAATAAAAGTTATCAGGTGACAATAGAAAATGTACGTAGCGGTATAATGAGGATTTCGCAAACTAATTTAGGGTCAAGTGAATTAGGAATATCAGGAGTCAATAGCGGAGTTGCAAGTAAAAATATCAACTTTAGTAATCCTTCAGGGATGTTGTATGTCACTATAAGTGATGTTTATTCAGGATCTCCGACATTGACCATTGAATAATTTTAAACGACTAATTTTTTAGTCGTTTTTTATTTTGGATAAAAGGAGTAAACAAATGGATATCGGTACAATCGTAAGAACAATTTTATTAATAGTCGCATGGATCAATCAGTTTTTAGCAATCAAACATATTTCTCCAATCCCAGTTGACGAAGTGTTTATAAGCACAGTCGTTACTGGGATTGTTTCAATTTGGACGTGGTGGAAGAATAACAACTTTACTCACGCATCTAAGAAAGGGCAACAAAAAATTTATGAAGTAAAAGCTGGCATTCAGTCAACTGGTGGCGCACCTAAAGTGAACGGAGATGATAACAATGCCGTCGGTTAGGACATACAGTCAAGCTATTAGTTATCTTAAAAGTTTAGAGGGTAAGGCGTGGAATCCAGACAATGCATTTGGATGTCAATGCTTCGATACTGCTAACCAATATTGGCTTTACTTATTTAATCACAGGTTGAAAGGTGTGGGCGCTGCAGACATTCCAACATGGAATGATTTCACTAACGAGGCAACCGTTTACGAAAATACTGTGTCGTTTCAAGCATTGCCTGGCGACGTCGTTATTTTTAACCGTAATTATGGTGGTGGTTATGGTCATGTAGGTATTGTAATAAGCGCTACGTTAGATTCTATAACTATTTTAGAGCAGAACTGGCTAGGCGGTGCTTACTGGAACCCACCAGAAGTTACTACAAGACGCACACACGGCTATGACTTTCCTATGTGGTTCATTCGTCCATTCTACGCAAAAGAAACGACTGCTAATAAACTAAGAAGCGCAGTGACACCAGTTAAACAAGATAAGTTATCAAAAGGCAAAAAAATAATGCTTGTGGCTGGTCATGGTATTGGCGCATACTCTAACGACCCAGGTGCCGTTGCGAATGGAGAAAACGAAAGAGATTTTAACCGTAAAAATATAATCCCTAGAGTGAAAAAGTATCTTGAGTCAGTAGGTAACACAGTATTGTTGTACGGTGGCAACTCAATGAATCAAGATTTATATCAAGATACGTTATACGGTCAACGTGTTGGAAATTATAAAGACTATGGCATGTACTGGATTAAAAACGAAGTTAAACCGGATGCAATCATAGAGTTTCATTTAGATTCTGCTAGTCAACAAGCAAGTGGTGGGCATGTAATCATTAGCGACCGTTTCCCAGCTGATGACATTGACAAGGCATTAAGTAGTGCATTAGATAAAACAGTAGGTAAAATAAGAGGCGTGACACCTAGAGGGGATTTATTGAATGCTAATGTGTCCGCTGACCTTAACCTTAACTATCGTTTAATCGAATTAGGTTTTATTACATCAACGAAAGATTTAAACTACATTAAAAACAATTTAGACAGCTTTACGAAGCGGATTGCTGAAGCCATTAACGGCAGACAAATTGATGCGCCAAGTAGTAAGCCAAGCACTGACAAAATAACATGGAATTGGAAAGGTGTATTTTATCCTAATCCAGAAAAAGCTATAAGAGTCAGAAAAACAGCTGGATTAACCGGCACTGTCGTTGAAGAAGATTCATGGCTATACACAAAAGATGATTGGGTAAAATTTGACCAAGTCATTAAAAAAGATGGCTACTGGTGGATTAGGTTCAAATATCAACGTGAGGGCTCAAGTACTAACAATTTCTATTGCGCAGTGTGTAGAATCACAGATAAAGAACAGAAGATTAAAAACGAAAAATATTGGGGAACAATTGAGTGGTCTTAATATGTTATAATTAATGTCCACCACATCATATGGCAGGTGCTTCGGTACTTGCCTATTTTTTTATGCAAATTTTAAAAAAACACTTGCTTAATAAACAAATGTTTAGTATAATTATATTTGTAGGTTAGTTGATGACTTACAAATTATGTGTAAGGAGGTGAAAAGCCTCATGCTAGACATAATAAAAACACTTCTAGAACATCAAGTATTGGCAGTACTGATAATTCCAGAAGTGTTAAAACAACTTAGAGAATGGCATCTCGGCTACCTAGACCGAAAGCCAAACAACAAAGATTAACATTATGCTTGGAGCCTGATGGCTCCTCCTTACACTTATATAATATAATATTATTTGGAGGTTTTCAATTATGACAGAACAAATGTATTTAATATTGTTTTTATTAAGCCTACCATTGTTATTATTTATCGGGAGAAAAACACATTTTTATTGTTTAGATAAAAAGAATGGACGTAGATAATATGAGTGATTATAAATTAAAAATAATTGAATTGATCAAAAGTGATATAACAGGTTACCAAATTCACAAACAAACTGGCGTAGCGCAATATGTAATTTCACAATTAAGGCAAGGAAAGCGCGAAGTAGATAACTTAACTTTAAATACAACTGAAAAACTATACAGTTACGCACGACAAGTGTTATAATATAAATGTGAAATGGTCATTCTTGAAATGACTCGGTCGCTACTGGCACAGAACGTTTAAAGTGTCACCACAACATGAGCTGAGAATTCATATGACGTTGCTGACGAGCGACAAAGCTCTGTGTTCCTGGATAGGAGTAAGTTTGTGTGGTGGTGCATAACAAGTCGCTGAAATATTTGCGACATAATAAAGCATATTATCGGTTTTATTAAGTGCTAAAGGCACACCTTAACCACCCATACTAGTTACTGGGTGGTTGTTTATATATAACGCAAGTTAACCAAAACTAACTCTATCTAATAAAAAGTATGAAAAATTTATTCATATCTATTTAATAAAAAGTATGAAAAATTTACTCATATCTATTGCGTATAAAGTTAAAAGATATTATAGTTAACTATGAAGAAAGTCAACTCTCTATTCCGTTCTTTCTTCCTAACTTGCATTCTTTCGTAGTTAGTTCGTCAAGTAACTATTAATTTAGTTATATACAATCAGGAGTGAATTGTATAGCCCGGCAGAGGCCATATATCTGACTGTTGGTCCCGCAGGAGACTTCTTCCTTGCCATCACTCATATACATAATCCCTACTTACATTAATGTTTGTAGGGATATTTTTTAAGGGGTGTACTAGGTGGGGAACACAACGTATTTAAAAATAAATAGTGAAAACGATGTTGATTTACAAGACATCTTGAATGATTTTATTAATTGCTTTTGCAAAGGTTATGTGGAAATTAAAACGAAATATAAATTGCTTCCCATCTTTAAAATAAATTTTCATAAAAATAATTTACCCCACTTATTAGGTTTGCATTACACACATAAAAAAGTGAGCGCTAAAAAGATCATTGGAAGAATAGCTGAAAGGAAAATTACACACGAATCTATAAAAAAACATTATGAATATAGTAACATTAAAGATAGGCTTATCAATTATAATTTTTTGCATAAATGCTTTATTGATAAAGAAATCAGGCTATGCGTTATAGTTCCAAAAAATTCAATTAATCCACAAAAGATTGATGTAGCTTTTATAGATGACAAGAACAGCCAAGTTATGATACTCGGGTTAAGGAAGTCTAACAATAATGATTTTTATAGTCCGGCGACTATGTACGTTCTGGGTAAAAACAGTTCATATCGAAGAATGAGAAGAACACATGTTATTAGCATAGAATGGAAAAATTAATAAATTCGCCTATCGGTGAATCAGTATAGATCGCATCTTAAATGGTGTGTTTATTTTACTCCCCCTACAACCAACAAAACCACACCACCTATTAATTTAGGAGTGTGGTTGTTTTTGTTGGAAGTGTGTATCAGGTATCTG